CTCTGAATGAACTGGAAACCGCCGGACTTATCATGCGGGTGCGTCAGGGCGTGGGTGTGACCTACCAAAATAAATGTCAAAAACTTGAGATAAGTCGAGAAATTGTGTTAAGATTCGGGAAATGCCGGGAAAGCCCGAAAAGTCAAGGGAAATCGTGAATTGTCCACAATGATGTGGATAATCTTTGACAGCTATTTTGAGTATGAGGATAATCGTATAAACAATTTTGGAGAAAAGAAAAAAATATGACAAGAAGATGTTGAAGTATTTGAACTTCGGCGGATTTCTATTGTCAGAAAAAAGAAATAGTATTTTTGCTGGTAATTTGAAAAACTGTGTTGGTGTAGAAAATGAATTAAACGTTATAACGGTGCGTTATAACGTTATTTTTGTGTTATTTTCTAAGCGTAAAAGTTGGAAAAATCCCGTATTTATGGGCGTTATGAGAGCGTTATAGAAAGGGCAGAGGATAGAATTTAATGAAATTATAACATGAAAATAAGGCACAAAACAAAGTTTCATTTTTGTGCCTAGAAATTTACTAGAAACTTTGGCTTATTTACAAGGGAAAAAGAGACTTTTGTGCAAAAAAGCAAAGTTTCATAAATGGGGCAACAAGTAACCCAGAAGCAAATAAAAAAATTAAGCGGAAGCAGTATTACTTTCGGGGATGGAATTTGATGATTTTCCCACATTCTTTTGACGGCGAATTTTTAAGCGGATAATTTCTAGGACTTCTTCCTGATCCCCTGGAGATAGTTTGTTGAACAAAAAAGAGAACTCGCTTTCGCGAACTGAAGGGGTAGTTTTAAGAGGCTCGCAAAAGCAAGTCTCACCTAAAAGAATCCAATCTATGGAACAGTGTAAAACTTCAGAAAGTTTAATTAAAGTTGGGGTGGAAGGAAGTTTTTTTCCAGTTTCCATTTCACTTAGATGTCCAGAACCTATGCCAGTTATAGATTTGATATCTTTAGGTGTTAAACGTAATTCATCTCTTCGTTTTTTTATCCGTTGTCCTATCATGTTATTCATATTTCCTCCATTCTCCTGAACTCACAAAAGCTAGATAACTCGCAAAAGATAGTTGACAAACTCTCTTTTGCGAGTTATAGTGTATTCAGGGCAACAAATAACTCAATTACATCATATCACATCATACCTGAAAAAACATCAGGAAAACCTGCTGTTTTGTATATGGGAAGTTTCATCGAGCAACATTCGTTGCAGAACAGGCCAATCTGAGGGCAGTAACAGTCAGAAAATATAGAAACTATCAAAGGATCATAGACATGGTGTTTAGGGATGTGCATGAATGCACCAGAAGAAAGGGGTGAGAAGAATTAAGAACGGAAAGAATCCGACATTAAAGCAGAAGATGTTTATGCATTCACAGGGGCTACGGCCGAATAACTGGCTGGTTATAAAAGATACAGCCAGCATGATGGAAGTGGTAAGCCGTACATCGCTGAATAAGGTCGGAGGAAAACCAGTAATTAGGAAACTTAAAAAATGATAGATGGTGTTGCAGGAGCGGGAACTATTTCAAAATAGTAAGTCCGGTCAGACTTTTTATCTGCAAATTGGAACGTGTCTGCAAGGGCATCCTCTCTTTTGGGGAGAATCCCGGCAACCTCATCATAATACAGGAAGATAGGAAAAAGGAAGTGGGAAAATGGCAGGGCAGAGACGTAAACTGACCCCGCTGGGGAAAGAGATTAAGAAAAAGCTGATTGACAAGGGGATGACCCAGGTGCAGCTTGCGGACAGGCTTGGTATTGGGAAACAGTATTTAACTAAAATAATGAACGGCTCACGTTCCGGAGCAAAGTACATGGATGAAATCTGCACCATGCTGAACATTAACAGAAAACGCTTTGAGGATGCAGCATAGGAGGGGCGACATGGGAAATACGGTATATGTGACCCTCAATGAAGCCGCAGAGCTAGAGGGCATAACCTATAATGCGATGAAGTTACGAAGTTTTCATGATAATGGAAAGATAAAGAAAATTCAGCAAAAGCGTGAAAATGGTGGAAGAGATATAACACTGGTAGCCGTCAATTCTCTCTCCAAGCAGGCGCGGAATGCCTGGCGGGAACGGGAGCGGCTGAAAGAGCTGGCAGGGGATGCTGCTGACCTGCCGGAAGCAAACAGGCAGATGGAACGCCCCTGGTACGTGGATGCAGATTATGAATGGTTTGAGTACCAGCATAAGAAGAAAGTGTATGAAGCGACGGAACTGGGGAACGTCATACGGCGGTTCCTGAAAGAAGCGGCAGCCCACCGGGGTGATCTGACAGCCTTTACGGAACAGTTTGCACAGGAGCACCTGGGGAAAAGCGGGCGCACGTTCTACCGGAAAGTGAAGGACTACCAGCAGGCGGAGGCATGGGCGGCGAAGCTGGAGAAGGAGGACGGCTGCTCCTATGATTACCTGAGGGTGCTGGCACTGTGCCGGAAGCCGAAGGATGCAGGGACATTCCCATCCATCCCGGCAGACATGAAGCAGGCAGTTAAAAATATCTGGTTTAATAAGGAGTTTGCAGCCAACAGGAGGACGCGCCAGGATCTTTATGAGGTACTGGGGGAGGTTGCGGTTGGCAGGGGCTGGGGGAAACTTCCATCCTACCAGACGGTAGTGCGCTACATAGCGTCGCTTATGGGGGACGGGAACCTGCGGAGCGCGTATGAGTACCAGCAGAAAGGAGCCCGGCAGTGGAAAAATGAAAACATGGTAAAGCGCGCGCGTGATACGAAGGGGCTGAAAGTGCTGGAGATGCTGCAGGGTGATGAGCATACATTTGATTTATGGGTGATGTACAAGACCCGCAGCGGCAGGGAGATACCCATCCGGCCGAAGCTGGTATGCTGGATTGACACCCGGAGCCGGATGATACTTGGGGACATCATCTGCCGGGACGCAGACAGCCAGGTGCTGAAGGAGAGCCTTATCAAACTGATGTATGAGGATCTTCCGGGGCAGGTGCCACGGTATCTGTACATTGATAACGGAAAGGATTATACCAGCCGGGAGATGCTGGGGGTGGAACGGAAGGACAGGCATAACCGGGAGGCAAAGGAAAAATTCTTTGGGATGGGGTTTGACCGGGCAGGCCGGGGCTTTTACCATGACATGGGGATTGAGGATGAGCATATATCCATGCCTTACGAGCCATGGACAAAGGGGCAGATTGAACGGAGCTTTGGGACGGCAATTGAAAAATTTTCGAAGAAGTTCTCAAGCTATACTGGGACGCTGACAGGCTCGCAGACTTCCGCCAAAGTCCCCAAGGATATTAAGGGGATGGCAGAACGGGGGGAACTCCTGACAATGGAAGAATTTTATGCGGAATGGAAGAAGTACAAAGAGCAATATGCCAGCCGTAACCACCAGGGGCTCAGGAATGCGGGCGAAGAATACAGGAAGCCCAAAGAGGTATTTGAGCATGGGGACAGGTATGTGAAAGCCGCCCCGCCCAGAAGCTTTGCGGTCATGGCGCTGATGAAGTCTGAGGAGGCCACGGTGCGGAACATCGGCATCAAACGAAATGGCTGCTACTACATGGATGATGCCCTCCTGGGGTACATCGGGCAGAAAGTGCTGGTTAAAGTAGACCCATATGACGTGTCCAGCATTTACGCCATCAACAGCCAGGGGAAGTTCATATGCCGGGCATATTCGCAGGAACTGCTGCAGTTCGGCAGGGTGTCGGATGAGGCGCTGCAGGAGCACCGTAAGATGCAGAACAGGCAGCTAAAGGCCATCAGGGAAGCCATAGAGGAGGCAAACACCCCATTTGATATGGACATGGATGCAGCCCACAAAGGCATGGTTGGGGGCGTAAAGCTGACGATAGGGAAGGATGCCCAGAAGAAGAGCAGGGTAGTGGCGATGCCACAGGACAGGGTATATAGGCAGAACCCGGATATGCGCAAGCCGAAGAAATCGGAATATATGAACAGCCAGGCGCAGAAAGCCCTGGAAAAACTGAAAGCCATGGGTGAAGCGTAGGGATACCAATGAAAATGTCAAAAAGAAAAGGAGGGGCGTTATGGAGAACGCAAATGTGAAAGAAGCGAGGCCAACAGGGCTGGCAGAGAGGGTAGTCGGGAGGCTGGCGGCGCTGAAAATGAACAAGGCGGAGCTGGCAATCATCATCAACCTGAGCCGCCCGATGGTGAGCCAGTACCTTTCAGGAAAGTACACAAGCAACCCGGCAACCATCGAAAAGGCGCTGGAGAAATGGCTGGCAGAGACAGAGCCCGTGCAGGCTGCCAGGCCGGGGCAGGGGGAGACGGCAGCACAGGGGACAGGGGCGGGGATGCTTCCAGAGAAGAAGCAGAAGCTCATGTCATCTGACTTTTTAGGCGTGATGTCCGTGTGCCAGTCCTGCCAGGACGACATGGGGCTGGGAATTATCGTAGGGCGCTCAGGGTATGGGAAGACCTATGCGCTGCGCACATACGCAAAGATGGACAGGGTGGCGTACATTGAATGCGATGACACGATGGGGTGCAAGGATCTTCTGGAGGCCATCGAGGCAGGCCTTGGGATGGTGAGGGCGAGCTATGGGAGTGTCTGGAAGAGGGTTAACAAGATACGTGATTTCCTCAATGTCAACGGCGGCTACCTTATCATCATTGATGAAGCGGATAAGCTCATAAACAAATACACGGTGGCGAAAATGGAAATCCTGCGGGGGATATTCGACCAGGCAGATGTCGGGATTGTGATTGCGGGGGAGCCGAAGCTGGAGAGCGACATCAAGACGGCATTGGCGCGTTTTGCGAACCGGGTGGATTTTTATTATAAGCTGCATGGGCTTTCGGAACAGGAGCTGGGGCAGTACCTGGAAGGGTGGGATATCAGCGAGGCAGCCTCCAGGGAGCTTGCCCTCCGTGCATTCGGTGCAAGGAATGGGTGTTTCCGGCTGCTGGACAGGACGCTGAACAATGTGCTGCGCGTCCTGAGGAGCCGGGGGGAATGCAGGGTGACGAAAGAAATCATGGAAGAAGCGTCAGGGATGATGATGTTCTGACGGGGAGGAGAAAAGCATGAAGATATTTGAGATTGTAATCCAGGGGGCACATGAAGAGGAGATTGCCCATGACATCCAGGCGGGCATCTATGCAGCCGTGCAGAACCATGGCTATACGGATGTAAGCGTCCAGGCAGAAACTGTCCGGGAAGCGGGCAGCGGGATGGTGGAAGTCCCAAGGTTTTTTGAGGAGTACAACAGGGGGAGGATTGCCGCCCAAAGGGACAGGCAGCAGAGGAGGTGAAGCGGTGGGGAACCCAGGGATAAAAAAGATATGGGGGCTTGCAAAAAGCCCGGAGCTGAGCCTCACGGATGAGGAACTCCATCTGGTGGTGCAGGCACATACGGGGAAGGGCAGCATAAGGGCGCTGACCAGCCGTGAGCTGCAGGCTGTCATAGGCATATTGGCGGGGATGAAGGAATCCAGCAGGAAAGCCATCAGGGCAAAAGGAAGGGGAGGCGGGAACGCCGCCACGGAGAACCAGCGCAGGAAGATATACAGGCTTACGCAGGAGCTTGGGTGGGACAAGCCCGCAAGGGTGGATGGGCTCTGCAGGAAGATGTTCAAAGTAGACAAAGTGGAATGGCTGGACTACATGCAGTGCTCGAAGCTTATTGAGGCGTTGAAAAATATGCTGGGGAGGCAGAACGCACATTGAAAAATTAATACAGGTCAGCAAAAAAATCATAATAAAGTGTTGACATATGGTGCACCGTATGATATACTAGAACCATCAAGAGAGGAAAGGAGGGAAGCAGATGGGCAACAGGAACCGGAAGAAGCCGAAACGGAAAGAAAGCCGGGTCAACTGGATTGAAGTGTTGGTTCAATTCCTGACAGGGCTTTCAACCGGGATAATCCTCCTGATTATCCAGCATTATTTCTTCTAAGGGATGGGGCGCAAGCCCCTCCCACAATAAAAGTATAGCACGGATGCCCATTTGTGTAAATATGGATACAGTAATTATCGTCATTGTTGCAATCACTGCAGGGTTTATTGGCAGGGGGATTTACAGGA